GAAGAGTTAGTAACTGCTGCTGTTTCAAAACCAACTCCTGCAGTTGCAGAAGAGGAGGACGATGCACTATCGTACTTTGCGAAACTCGCAGAAGAATAATTACACGGGGGTCAAACGACCCCCTTTTTTTATGGGTTGACTACATCAGTATTTTCTGTTCCAATCAAACTATTTGTGATATAATTTGAACTCTTATCGTATCTCACAATATCTCTAAAATCATTAATGAATAATTGTACAAAACTACGGTCTAAAACATCTATATCTCTCTTCTTTTCATTTTCTTCAATCTCAAAATCGTAGTTTGTGACAGGATATGCAATATTATCAGTTAATACTGTAAATTCATCTTTATCATCTAGTTGACGATTTCCTGTTAAGGATTTTAATGTGTATCTTGTAGATGAAGGAAATTTGTTTGATGTACCATTTATTTTAAAGTGACTGTCAACAATTAATTCTGGTGGTAATATTTGTCTATTTTGATCATCAGTAATTTCAAGCGTCTTATAATATTTTATTTCATTCATAGCAGTTTCACTTCCATATTTTTCAAGTGCATAATCATAAACTTTATAATCTTGAAGTGGCCACTCATGAGTTATATTTGTGATACCAGCAACTAATATTATAATATAATCTAAAGTTGGATCTCCATATAAATCCTCTGCAATGATATCAGGTCGGTCTCCGTCACCAATTGTAAATTTATTTAATAGTGAAACATTATCCTTTAAATAATCGAATAATTTTGTTCTACGAAATATATTTTTAATGATTAAATAATCTCTTGAAGAATTTTTATGTGGAAGTGGTGACTGATATGCTAAATCAGGTAACTCTCTAAAATATCCCATTAGTATCCTACCCCCTTATTTTCACTCATGGTAAACTCATCATAATCTTCAGAGTAAATTGGATTAAGTTCTTTAAAAGTCATATTCATTCTTATACTAACTGGTGTACCATCAGCATAACTGGCATATGTCCCAGTATTAGTGTAATTAACATTCAATCCAGTCAAAGCACACATTTTAAAACTATTTAAGAATGGATGATCTTGACCATTATGCAAATAACGAAGTGAAAATACATCAGGTGACTTAAGAAAAACACCAGATGCCGAACCACCTGTCATCGTTCCTGCTTTGGCTGCCATAGACATTTTTAATTGACGAATTATTCTTTTCACCGCTATCATTTCATCATAATATCTTGGAGTAAATGTAACACTAAATGGAAAAGTTCTAAGATTTACACCTCCGAATAATAATTCTAAATTAGAGTTTAAAACTTGACCTGTTGATCTCGCAATCAATTGTGATACATTAACGTTAGCACCAAGTGCGTTAATTGCTTGACCACTTATTGCAGTTCTTATGGCATTTTGAGTGTCCACATTTATACCTTCTAAATCTACACCTTGTTGAAAAAGGTCTAAAGCTTGTTGAAATGATTCTTTAGGATTTTTTTGAAATTCACTTGCAGCTGCTACACCAGCGAGTTGGAATATATTCATTTCATTATCACCCCATGATACAACATTTGAATCATTTATTTCTTGAGGAATAGGTAGTTCAATTGCGTAAAGAAGTTTTTGGTTACGACTCATTCTTGAATTTGCGTCTGTTACTTTTAAACCAACCTTTTCGTATCCTGTTTCTACTTTATCCCCATAATTTACTTCTTTACCTCTGTATATCCCACCAGTTGGTTCAGTTACCACACCATATTTTTTTGATGCAGTTAAAGTCATCCCTTGCCCACCTTTTGGTGGTAAATATTCTATGCATCTTATTAGAAAAGTATCACCAGTTTTTTCGCCTGGTCCTCTGGCAAGGGGATAACCTAGTTTCTTATGAAGTTTATTTCTTCTGGGAGTTTTTCGACCTGATTTAGTGTTTGTACCACCAGTTGAATTTTTATTATTTCCTACAAACTTATCTGGATTATTATTACTATTTAAATTAGTGCTTGTATCTTCAGAAAATGTTCCTACGCTGCTATTATTAACAGTTTTATTTTTGCTAATATTATTTTTTCCTCTATTTCTAACACCACTGCCTGGTCTGTTTTTACTATATTTGTTTGGCATCGACCTTTTTTACTGTATCAACTATTTAGACGTATTCTTGCAAAAGGAATCGTTCTGAGTGATCTTAACTCTAATGCAGTAACTTTATATAATCCACCGACCACTTCTGGAAAGGTATAATTCCTAACTTCTCCCCAGTGATAATTCAATCCACGAAAACCCCAATCAAACACATCAAACACTGCGACTAGGGGGTGAACATCATATGGTATGTTTGGAGTTTTAGGATTATATACAAATACATAATAATTTCCTGATTCTGGAACATTACTACCCTCTGTCAATACCTCTAATATCTCTTGTGCTAAATCATCTGGGTCTTCATTACCAACTAACCCCTGCAGAACAGGAGTAATTCTATTTTGCTCTGCAAGTTTTCTTCTTTGACTCTGTAAGAATGATTCTCTTTCTGCCATTTTAAATATCTAATTCGGTTTCGGTAATAACTTTAAATTCCCATCTACGATCAGCACAATATTCTCTTGCTGCTTTCCACTTCGCTTGATTTCTTGCATATTCAAATGCTTCACGAATATAACCTTTTGTTTGTCTTTTTGGTTTTGCTGGAGGTTTTGTTTGTTTTTTAGGTTTTACCTCAATCAGATACCTTTTTATACGACCAGTGTTTTCTTGCACTTTTATATAAAAATCAGGAAAATATCTATGTATTCGATTATCATGTGGGGAGATATATGGTAATGCGATCTCTTCACTACCCCACTCAAGAATTTTATTATTTTTATCACAGTATACCATAAACTTTCTTTCCCAAAGTGACCTGTAAATAATATTGGTAGGGTCTCCCTTATACTTTCGAGGATATGATGGATAGTATTTTCCTTTATAAGCCATCTAAATAGGTATGATATAGTAAGTATTTAGAGTGCCAGCACCAAGACCGAGAAGAATATCAGATATAATGCCAAAGTTACAGAATGTTTCTTTGACAACAAATTATTTTGTAAAATTTTCATTACCACCAACTGGTTTAAGATCTCATTTAAGGAGAAAAGGTATAAATGATAGATTTATATCTGACGATGTAGGATTACTATGTAGTGGTGCAGTATTACCAGGCAGTGCGTTAGCATCACAAAATATAACAGGTGATTACCAAGGTATGGTTGAAAGATTTGCCCATACTCGCAATTTTACTCAAGTGCAATTTGAATTTTACGTGGATAATGAATATAAATCTTTAAAATTTATAGAGCACTGGATGGAATACATAACGGGTGCTAATCAAGTTGATCCTGGTAATGATACATATTATTTTCAACTAAATTATCCAAGTGATTATAAATCAAATGACACAAGGATAGTGAAATTTGAAAGAGATCATTTTAGATTTTTAGAGTATCGTTTTATTGGGTTATTCCCCCTATCACTTAATTCTACCAGAGTTCAATATGGTAATTCTCAAATTTTGAAAGCAACTGCTTCGTTTAGTTTTGATCGATATATATCTGGTGAATCATCATCCTTACTCAGAGATCTTAGAAGAGCGTATAATGATTTAGGTTTTGGTCGTGGAAATGTAGTTAAGGATGGTCTATCATTAAAAGATGATGAATTAAATGAAATTGCAGAGCGTACAACATTAAGATATTTGAACAATGATGATAATATAAGGAAGGGAAGTTATACTTCATTAAGTCAAAATGGGAGTTCTTCCTATCAATCAAACGTGACTTTACTAGGTACTTCATCACCAGGAATAAATCCATAATCTAAGTTTAGAAAAACGCTATAAATAATCACACTGAAGTGCTTAGAATATTATGCCTTTACCACAAATTGCAACACCAACATATGAGTTGGTGTTACCTTCGTCAAATAGAAAAATAAAATTTAGACCCTTTTTAGTTAAAGAAGAAAAGATTCTCATCATAGCGATGGAGTCACAGGATACAAAACAGATTGCTAATGCTGTCAAAAATGTTATCTCACACTGTATTTTAACAAAAGGAATAAAAGTTGAAAAACTCTCAACATTTGATATTGAATACTTATTTTTAAATATTCGTGGAAAATCAGTTGGAGAGGATATAGAAGTGATGGTCACTTGTCCAGATGACGGAAAAACACAAGTTCCAACTTTAATTAATATTGATTCGATTAAGATTCAAACAAGTGATGAGCATCAAAAGGACATCAAACTTGATGATACTTATACTTTAAGAATGAAATATCCATCTTTAAATGAGTTTATAAAAAATAACTTTGCAACAGCAGGTGAAATGAACGTTGATGATACATTTGATTTAATTGCATCATGTATAGATCAGGTTTTTTCCGACGAGGAAAATTGGTCAGGTGCTGATTGCACTAAAAAAGAATTGAAAGATTTTTTAGATCAATTAGAATCAAAACAATTTAAGATGATTGAAAAATTTTTTGAAACTATGCCAAAATTATCACACACAGTAAAAGTAACAAATCCAAATACAAAAAAAGAGTGTGAAATTGTAGTTGAGGGACTGCAAAGTTTTTTCGGCTAAGTATGGCACATGAGGATCTTGCGTCATACTATAAATTGAATTTTGCTTTGATTCAACATCATAAATATAGCTTGACAGAGTTAGAAAATATGATGCCTTGGGAAAGAGAAATTTATGTTTCACTTCTATCTCAGTATGTTGAAGAAGAAAATTTAAAAGCACAACAGCAACAAAATAGTCTATAATGGATGAGGAACAAGGATTAGCATCACCACTCGCAGGAGGTATAAGAGCCGTCAGAAGAACGGTATCTTCTAGTGTCTTTGGTGGTCGTCAAGAACCAGTGCAACCTCAAGCAGATCCAATAACAACTAATTTACTACAACAAAATACTTTATCACTTAATAATATTTCGGGACAGTTACAAAATATATCATCACAAGTAAGTGGATTAAATAGTTCTTTACTTGTTATCAAAGATAATCTCGCCCTAAGTGATACTTTAGATAGACAAAGAGAGGCAGCGAAGCAAAATCGTGAGGCGATATTAGCAGAGCAAGGTTTAAGAGAGGGAAAAGAAAGTCAAATTGAAAGTCGTATACAACAAGCACTTACGTTTCCCGTCCGTAGAATTGCAGAAAAAACGCAGTTTGGATTGTCAAGATTAACTAATTTCTTCTTAATATTGACAGGGGGATGGTTGACAAATACAGTTGTCAATATGATAAATGCAAATGCTGATGGAAATGTTGATTTGTTGAATCAATTGAAAACTAAATTACAAAGACAATTACTCATAGTTGGTGGAACTATGATTGGAATTAGGTTGGGTCTTAAGAAAGTATTGCAGGGAATTGGATTTATTTCATCAACAGCATTACAACTTGCAAAAGGTGGATTGATAAAAAGTCCCTTCCTTGCTCTTACAGCGGGTTTATTAGCAGCAGGATATGCATTTCGGGATAAACTTCCATCTACGGGAAATACACCAGTTGATGTTGCTGCATATGCGACAGCGGGATTAACTTTGCTTGGATTATTTGATTTTTTAAAAAAATCTTTTAGTGCAGTAATAAAAAAAATACCAGGCGGAGAGGCATTTACTAAAACAATTGCTAATACAGCATCAAATTTTTTTGGTAAAAAAGCAGCACAAAAGGCTGCAAAGGAAGGTGCCAAAGCTGCTGGAAAAATGGGTTTTATGGGATTCTTAAAAGGTGGATTAAAAAGGCTTACAGGCAAACTTGGCGGTCCTTTTATATCTTTTATTATAGATTTAATAACTGGTGAAAAAATAGATGACGCAATTGCTGGTGCGATTGGATTTGCTGCAGGTGCTGCTGTTGGTCAAGCTTTAATACCAATTCCTTTTGTGGGTGCATTATTTGGTGGTCTTCTAGGAGAGGAGGGTATTAAATCAATATACAAAGGAATTAAATTCTTACTTGGATTTAGAGAAAAAGAGACGGAGGAAGTTTCAGAAACTACAGACTCATTATCAAAATTGAGTTTAGAAGATGGCATATCTGAGAATGTAAGTGATTTACAATCGTCTAATGTAGCGATGGACACTGGAAGTGTAGATATTATTAATTTGTCTAGACAAACTGAGGGTAAACCTAATAATATAGTTCCTGTAAAAAATAATAATGTTTCAATAGCTGATGCTATATCAAATATAGAGGAAGGTACGTCTGAAATTGTAACACTTGCATTAAATAATAATCAACAAACACAAGGAACCTCTGGTTTCACTGATTCAGGTGGAGAAACGAATCAACTACCTAATATTGGTTTTGATAGAAATAATATTCATACGTTATTTGCAACATCACAATATGGAGCTAACGCATGACGATTCAAAAAAGGCGAAATTCATTATTTAAATCATCGATTAGTATTAGATCGATATCTAAATCAGTTCAAAAATTTTCTGATGGATTATTATCATCAACTAAAAATGCAGATGAAATAATAAAAACAACAAGAGAAAAAAATTTATTTAAAAGTAAACTTACAAGGAAGGATAGTGAATTCTTTAGAAAAAGACAGGAGAATATAAGACGAAAAGACAGAGAGGATGAATTAGAGGCATCTTCAGTACAAGGTGTACCAAAAACTCAAGGTACGATTCTTGCAAGAAGCACAAGAGGATTCTTGGGGAGAATGTTAGATTTCCTTGGAGTGCTTTTAATTGGTTGGGCGATTCAAAATTTACCTAAAATTATTTCTGGTATACAAGGTTTGATAAAAAGAATATCATCGGTAACTGGTATTTTGGGACTTTTTATAGAGGGTGTGCAAAATATAATTATGGGTATTGGATCCCTTATACAAAATACATTATCAGGATTATTGAGATTTGATTTTGATAAAGATAAAAATGATATTGACAAGGGACTAGAAGAAGTACAGCAAGGATTATTAGTGACTAGAAATGAACTTGTGCAATCTGCTAATGAGTTTTCAAAACCAATAAATGAAGAAGTTGGTCTACCAACTGATGTAAAAGAGGAAGAGGAATCTGGAACATCTGATGGTCAATCAGAAATGGATAAAGCGAATACCAAAATTTCACCAGAAATTGAAGCGAGAAAGAGAGAGATAGAGGAAATATTAAATATTGATGGTGAAGAGGAAGAACAGGAAGAAGTTGTTGAAGGTGATGAAGATGACATAGAGGGTGTGCCAACTAATGAATTAGAAGAGATTGGAGAAGAAGGTGGAGAAACTGATGCTCAGAGTGGTGGTGGATTTACTGGTGGATCTGTTGATGGAGTCAAAGATCCGACGAGGGATATAAAGAAAACATTAGAAACATCAGGAAAAAATAATACTGAGGGCAATAAAAAAAAGAGTGGAATGTTTTCATTTTTAGGTTTTGGAAAGAAAGAAGAAGATAATAATGTAATTTCTTCAAGAAAAGATGAGATTGATTTAGAACCACAGGAAGGATATGCTAATATAGAAGGTATGTTTAGTGGATTTGGTGTAGATGATGCACAGGACTTATCAATTTTACCTGTTAAAAAGGACGTAAATTTAAAGACACGAAAAAAATCAAAGAATAAAATAATAATAGTCGAAAAAGCAGTTAGAGATGCATCAAGTGTTGGTTTATCTATGCCATCTAAAGGATCTTCAGTTACTATTGTTCAATCAACAGATGAACAAAAAATTCTTATGAATATGCAAAGCACCTCTACATTAAAGTACACGTAATGGCAGCAATAGATAAATCACTTTACGAAAAATTTGTAATAGAAAGCGTTGATAGGTCTCGAACTGTCGATATAAAGGGTGGTGTTGTTAGTTTTAATTATTATGAGGATGTATTTTCACCCATGAAAACAGCAAGAATTGTTGTAGCGAATACAGGTAATGTTATTGAGGGGGATGATGGTAAATTACAATCAATATATAATGGTTTACCGTTAAGGGGTGGAGAGAGAATCATCATAAAAATCGCAGGAAATTCAATAGAAAATGAGGGGTTGGAAATAGAGGATTTTTATGTTGGATCAATAACAGACGTAATGATAGACGAACAGAGAGAGTTTTTTGTATTGAATTTAATATCACGAGAGGCGATTACTAATGAAACAGTAAGGGTAGGTAAGAGATTTCCTGCATCGCAAAAAATATCTGACAGTGTTAAAGATATTTGTAAGAATTATTTAAGTTCCGATAAATTAAAAGATGTTGATGTAACTCAAAATCCCTATGGTTTCATCGCGAATATGAGAAAACCCTTTACCATCTTGACTATGTTAGCATCAAAATCAGTGCCTGGTAATATTTCTGGGAAAAATGCAACTGCAGGATATTTTTTCTTTGAAACACAAAATGGTTTTAGTTTTAAATCAATTGATAAATTAATAAGTACAAAACCGTTCCCTGAAAAATATGTTTACACACCAAGTGTTATAGATTCAAATGATCCAAAAAAAGATTTTAAAATATTAGAATTTAAAACCTCTAAAAATCAAAATTTATTACAAAACCTTGAAAGAGGATCTTATTGTAGTTCTCGTACTTTTTTAAATCCATTAACATTTCAATATACACCATCAACACAAGCAATATTTAAATTGCAAGATTACTCTGGAAAAATAGAAAATCTTGGAGATGATATAAATGTGGTGCTACCAGCATTAAGTGATACGGATAATCGTACACTGGCATCTGTACCAAGTCGTTATATAACTGGTGTGTTGGATATAGGCACTATTGATAAAGATGTATCAGAAGTTTTAAATGCAGATCCTGCCTTAATACATTCACAATCCATGATGAGATATAATACACTTTTTACTCAAATATTAACTATGACTATCCCACTTAATACAAATTTAACAGCAGGTAATATAATCAATTGTGAGTTTCCAAGAATTGATGTTGAAAAAAGAAAAGAACCTGACCAAGAACAAAGTGGATTATATATGATTAAAAAGTTAACTCATTTTTTTGATTCAAGTGGATCATACACAAAATTGCAACTTGTTAGAGATACAACTGGGAGGAAACCAAAATGATTGAAAATACATTAATACAAAGTAATTTTCTTGGAAGAGACGGATTTAAATGGTGGGTTGGTCAAGTTGCACCAGAGGATGCACAGGGTGGTCAAATAAATGGAGCAGGTTGGGGTAATCGTGTCAAAGTCAGAATACTAGGATATCATCCAGATAATGATATAGAATTAAAAAATGAGGAATTACCATACGCACACGTATTAATATCACCAGAATCTGGCACAGGTAGGGCAGGTCGAAGTAAACCCATTAAAATATCACCAGGTGATACAGTTTTAGGTTTCTTTTTAGATGGTGATACAGCACAACAACCTGTCATTTTAGGACTTTTTTCAAGTACGGTAGCTGCAAGTGCTATTTCAAAGGATAAACAATATACAAAACCTTTTGTTCCTTTTACGGGATACACTAGCAAGGTTAAACCAAATGATAATATTGCACAAAATGAATCGGGAGATCAAAATAGTTCTTCAAGTCCTACTAATCGACAAGTAGATACAGATACCGCTAAAAAAATTGAAGAGAGAACAGGCACAACAACTAGAGTAGCAAGTTCGGTTATAGGAACCACTGTCACAGCGGGTGATACTGGTGGTGCTAGGTCTGCTGTGAATAAGATAAGTTCTACATTAGAAAATTCACTTAAAAGTTTTCAGGGTGCAACTGCTCAACAGCAGTTTCAAATATTATCGGAATCAGCGAGAGACATAGCTTCAGCAGCAACAGGTATGTCAGCGAGCATGATTACATCAACTTTTGATGACATGGCACCAAAACTTAATGATGGGTTGAATAATCTCTACAAATCAGAATATGGAAAGGTGTTTGCACAAACACTGGATATATCAAAGGCAAAAAAAGCAGCACAAGCAGCTCAAATAGCAAAAGTACCTGCTATAAAAGGATTAGAAAATTTTATTCCATGTGCGATGAAAAATGTGACGGATAAACTACAAGGTAATATCGCAAGTTTACTTGCTCCATTTCTTCAAAATGTTTCTAATATCACCCCTTGTATTGTGGATCAATTTACAGCTGGAATATTAAACAGTATTATAGGTAGTATTGATGAAGCGTTACAACCACTCATGGGTGATATTTCTGATATATTTCCTGGTAATATATCCGATATGTTGAGATCAAAAGCAGAGGGTCTACTTGGATTATCATCTATATTAGAATGTGATTTGCCAACTGCTTCTGATAATTTAGGATCAAAAACTAATCAGTGGGTTATTGGAAAAGGACCAAAAAATATTCCGATGCCACCAATTGAAAATCTTGCTAATAAATTACTTGGAGTTGCTAACGCTGCACAATCTATACAAGAGGCAGCAGGTGCACCAGGTGGAATAGTTGGTAACTTATTAAGTGGAGTTAATTTACCAGGTTTGGGTGCATTTGATTTTATGAGCACAGCAAGTAATGAACCAGGATTTAAAAGTGCATTAGGTGATTGTTATACTGGACCTCCATTAAACTGCTCTGGAATTGATATTAAGATTTTTGGAGGTGGAGGAGAAGGAGCTACCGCACAAGCAATAATTGGAGCACTAGTTGGTGATGCTTTTGCAGAGCAAACAGGAAGTTTAATAGGGGTGAAAATGACGAGTGGTGGAAGTAATTATACTTCTGCCCCCTTTATAGAGATTGTTGATACTTGTAATCAAGGATATGGTGCTGTTGCTAGATCTGTTATTGATTATGATCCATCTTCACCAACTTACCAACAGGTTACTGATATTATAATAGTCAGTGGTGGAGAAAATTACCCTGTGATTGAGACAAACGATGATACTTATACTGTGGATCATGTAGTTGTTGTCAACTCAGGTGAGGGTTATAAAGATACTGACATAGTAACTGATAATGCTGGAAATGAATATCAGATGATTTTAGATGAGAATGGAAAAATTTTGAATGTCATACCACCCAACCCTGCTTTAAATAATTTGGAGGAGATCAAAGATTTACCCATATTATCTATCACCACAGATACTGGATTTGGTGCAATTTTAAGTCCTCAATTAGCACCTAGACCCAATTATCAAGGAGAAATCAAACAAGTTATTGATTGTATCACACCCCGTGATGGAATTGTTGGATTTATAAATGGTGATCCTTATTATGGACCATTTCATATCCATCCAAATAGAGGGGTTAAGATGGTTGGTGTGGCTCATACAACAACTCCTCATGCTATAATATACGATACTCCTCAAGAAAGTAGATCAGTAAGAGCTGTTTTAGGAACCAGTTCTGGTATGGTAACAGTATCATCTGATAGAGTTGAGTACACCCCACCTGAATCAACTAGTTCATCAAGCACTACACAGATGACACCTGATTTTGGAAGTGGAAATATTACTTATACTTCACCATCACCTTCGCCATCACCTTCACCATCACCATCACCTTCGCCATCACCAAGTCCATCACCAAGTCCATCACCTTCACCCTCACCATCACCAAGTCCATCACCATCACCAAGTCCATCACCATCACCAAGTCCATCACCATCACCAAGTGGTTATGGTTACTAATAAATACAAAT